CCCGCCGTAAATTTGCCGATACCGTACATATAACTTGCATAACTTGCCCAATTAGTAGCGGTCGTATAAGCCGTTAAACTGTCATATGGAACAAAACAATATTTATCCGCTGTATAAGGTGCTGTCGATGCCCAATTATTAAAAGTCCCTGCGCCCACGTTCCAATCGGCAGGCGTTTCGGAGAGAAACGTACACTCATTTAAGTTTCCACCGTTAAAAGGTACACCATTTGAAAACGAAACGCCCGTAAACGATGTTCCTGCACCTATTCTGACTTTTTTCAAGTTCGCACAATTCCCAAACGACATACCGCGTAATATTGAATTGTCGGGAATAACCAACTCTTCAAGCGAAGAATTGTGCCCCAGTGTACAATAGTTACTTATAGTGTCTATCGTGATAGGTTCGGTACGCCCGGTCTCGAATATGACTTCACTCAACAACGGACAATTCCTGAAAGTGTTACGCTGCCCTATATAAGTGACATTCTTCCCGATAAACAATTTCTTCAAATTCTGAGATTGCTCGAAACTGTTTCCGTAAACATATTTCATATTATTTTTCAAATACAATTCTGCGATTAAATTCTTACAGTCTATATTGCTCCCACTATCAATAGTCGAGCCGATTTGGATAAGGGAGTTGCCGTTATCGTCGTAGGGCGGAGTTTCCCACTTAATCGTTACAGTCGCGTTATTAATATTCCCGTTACCGTTAGACACGATTATCGAATATTCGGGGTATGCAACCATACCTTTATTCATAGCCTCTATCACCGACGCATTGACGATAATTCCCTTACCGTCATTGTAAGCCGTCACGTTCATTGTGATAGTTTCCGTCAGCACCGCACCGCTACCTGATTTGAATACTAAGTAGCCGTTAAGGTATATCCGTAAATACGTTCATTGAACTCTCGACCGGCGCAAACGTCGCACTCATACCCGCTACTGCCCAATCGGCTTGAACCGCGGCAAGTTTGGTCTCTGCGTCCCAATCGGCAGGCGTTATCGTTACAGTTTCGTAAAACATTTCCCCATCCTCTCTTCCAGAGTGAAGTTTTACAAGCAATTCGTAATAACTTTCTCCGTCATAAAAATAAATAGCTCCTTGTCTAAAAAGACCAGTAGTGCCAGTATGCTTATAATATACATTTGTTTCAGGTGTGAAATCTTCGTCATCAAGGTCGGTAGCCATAATGGGTTTATTCGACATAAGATTATAATCAGTCGTTCCCATATCGCCTTTATCACCCTTATCGCCCTTATCGCCTTTCGCTCCACGCAAAGCTGTAAAGTATGCTGTCGTTCCGTCGTCGAAAGTTTGCAAATAAATATTCGAGCCGTCGACATCCGTACCAGCATATACTTGACTTACAAGTTTCGCGCCAGTAGCGCCGTCTACTCCATTAGTACCATTTGCACCGTCAGCACCTTTCACTTGTCCCAAGTCATTCCAAGACGTGCCATTATTATATGAATTATATAAATGACCGTTTTCAATCTTAAAAGTCGGTGTTTTACCGTTCGCGCCCCCCGTAATACTTATATTATTTACTTTTACGCCGCCGCCTGCCATTATTATATTGCCTCCACTTTCTTTTTGAAGTCTGTTAAACTATTCCTTAACGCCCCTAATGTAACCTTAATCTGCATATCGTTAAGTTTTTCAATTTTAGTAATATTGCTTGTGTATATTATACCACTTTCAGCGGTAAAATCAACCCTACGATATAATCTTATATTATCATTATTTATCATAGTAATTTCAATTTTAAGATTATATTCAGGGGCTTGTAGTTCGTTAAAAACCGCCATCAGTAAAGCGTTTGCGTTTTCTTCATCGGTTTTATCTGTATCTATGCTAAAAGTCAACTCTTTACTTCTAACCTGTTTAATCCGCCTCGTATCGTTTGGATTAATTGTAATGCTGTTATCGTTAAGAAGATAGAAAAAATACCTTTTAGGCGTTGCGGTTGAGCCTTCTTCTAATTCTTCCGTTGCTATAATTTTATTATAATTAGTAAAAGTATTATCTACTATATCAATAGACTGTATCTGCGGATTATCCCACCTTAAATTTAGTGTTTTTTCTTCTTTATTTGCATAAATATCACAATAAATGCCGTCTATCTCGTACCCGTTAAAACTTAAACCGCTAAACACAACATATACGCCTGTGTCAACAAATAAATCTGTATAAACTTCAAATAAGTTTGAAGTATCAAGTATTTTTTTATAAAAAACAGGCTGTTTAGTGTTATTACGAATAATCAACGGTAACGCTTGTAAGTCGTCATCGGTATCAATAAATGCTCTTTCAAGTTGATTTATAAGCCACTCAACAACGTCAATATCTCCGTCAACATATTCGCCGTCTTGTTCTACTCTCTCATACATTTGGTCTAACACATAGTCGTTATCAAAAATATTTATCAGCGGATAACACGATATTTCGGTATTTACCTTATTAGTTAAAGTATCAATATATCCTATATACTCAATTACGTTTGTATCGTTATCTCGTATAATAATTATATCGTTTAATTGGATTTTGTCAGTTTTAGGTATAATTAAAGTGCTTTTTTGGGGGCTTATAACGTCTTGTACAGGAACGAAAACATCCGTTAAAACAGTATAGCGAAGTCGCAGTTTTCTATTCTGTTTTACGCAAAACATTAACTGTTTCATTCGCTATACTCCTCTTGGTAATAAATATCAGTAACACATACATTGTTACCGTCATCAATTACCGTAATGAAATATTCGCCGTTGTCAATATAAAAATACGGACTGCCAAATTCATTATTTACCAAATCGCTATAATCAATTTTATTACTGGTTTCTTCGTTTACAAGCCAAACGCCATTTTCAAGTATTCCTGCTTTAATTTCAAGATAATACCCGCTATTAACACTTGCTAATATTTCAAGTTTTCTTATAGGCTCATTGTTGCCTTTCTTAAATAATAAAACACTCGGATTTACGCAAGACCCATAAATACGCATATTTAAGGGGATTTTATTGTAACTGTTATTTGTTAAACTTGCGCTTGTTTGCATACCGCTGTAAAACGATACACAATAATAATCTTGTATATTTTCGTCTTCGCTAAAACTTACAGCAAAATAATCTTCTATGTCTTCATCTTCTTTGAAAACGAACAAATTCCCCTCTTGCTCCGTTTGTGAAGTCGTTATTCTTTTTTCTTCACCTAACCATAGACTTTTTTGAATTAAAGTTAAAATTACAGGCTGTCTTTTTTCAATCTTATTAGAGTTTTCAATATCGCATAAGCAATACCTTATATCTAAACCGTCATAGGGGCGGTAATAGAGCCTAAAACCGTTTTCTTTGTTACGGTCAAGGAAAGTTATTAACTCCCTATATTTTGCCTCGTAATCGGCGTATTTGGTCAGTATTTCAATCGTTAAGTTATATCTCTTAAAGTTTACTTTATTTTCAACGGCAAACTGTCTATTTTGAACACCTAAATACTCTATTTTTCTGCTTATTCCTAACGTTTGTAACGAAGTAGCAAAAAATCCGTATAAGTCATTTAACTCTATAAAGTCAGTATCTGGGTTTTTATCACTCGCAAGTTTCAAATATCTCATAATTATCTACTTCCCAATATTTTATCAATATACGGCGCAAGTGCCTCCGCAGTCTTTTCTGCGCTTTCTTTACTAACTGCGGTATCTCCGCTCGCTTCTACTTTAACTGTTATTTCCTGTTTCATTTTTTGCTGAATTTCATAATTCTGTTCTTTTCTTTGTAAGTTTTCAAAAGTCGTATTATTTTGCTTGTCTCCAAAAATATCAACTGTGGGAATTTCTACTCCAAAAAGTTTGAAAAGTCCCCTAAAACCCGAAAGAAAAATATTTATAACGCCGTTTATTAAAGACTTCCCGATTTCAATACCAAATTGGAACCAATCCATATTCAATATCGTATTTTGAATTTCATTAACAATATCAATAGCAAGTTGCGGTGCTATTTTCACAAGCGCAATCGCCGCTTGCGTTATCAATCTTACTGCGAATTTCACAAAAGCAGGGATATATTTTTCAAGCATTTCCAATACATTGTCGAAAAACTGTTGTAATCTTTCTTCGGCATCGGGCGCACCTGCAATAAGACTTGCGAGAGCGGATTGTCCTTGCATTTTCATAACAGCCATTTTATCGTTAAAATCGCTTGCCATTTTTACCGTTTCTTCGCTCATCACGATACCTAAATCGTGCGCTTCTTGTCGCATTGCATTGATTTCAGATGTGCTTTTTCTCAAAACTTCACCTATATTCATAGCATTACGCCCGAAAAGGTCTGTCATTACTGCATTTTTTTCATTTTCATCAGAAAGTCCATTTAATGCATTAGCAGTTTCCCAGAACAATTTATCCATAGACTTGAAGTTGCCTTCATTGTCTTTAACGCTAATACCGAGTTTCTGAAAAGCCTCTCCGTCCTGTTTTGCTCTCATGTAAAGCATAGACATAGACGAAGTTAAGCTTTCAACGCTCGTAGCAGATTGTTCGGCAATGTACTGCATTTCACTTATTGCATCGGTTGTTACGCCATATTGTGCCGCAAGGTCGCTAATCTTATCTGCGTAATTCATACTTTCGGTTGCAAGTTTAATGATTGCTTGCGTAACCTTTACGACCGCCGCCGCTATTGCAGCCCAACCCGCAACTGCCATAGGGCTTACTTTTTTTTCGGTGTTCTCTGCAAAATCTTCGCCCTCTTTTTTTGCTTCATTTATGTTTTTTTCATAATCAGTTTTATCTAACTTCAAAGAAGCGAAAAGACTAAATACATTTATAAGTCATCACCCCCTACTTTCCGATAAACTTCTCAAACTCGTCAACGAGTTCGTCTTTTGTTTTTTGCGGTTTTGCTTTTGTTTTCGGAATATCAAACAATTCGTCAAGCGCGTTAAATATCTCGTCCCCGCCGTTCCCTTTCTTCTTTAATAGCCCTTTAACAAGCATATACCCGCTTTGCCTTATCGCCTTTGCCCGTGTCTCCCGTTTTATCCTTTCAAAAAGATAATCACATACACAAAGTGTTCCGCCATTATAATCGTTAAGAAAAAATATTATTTCACCTTTGTCGACATAATGGCAGATGTAAAAAAAGATAAAAACGGACTTTTTGCAAATCTTTGCAAGTCTTTTCCTATTTGATTTAGACTCCGCTTGCAATACTTTTCATAATCTTCACAAAATAGCTTACTTAATATCCGCAAAGTCGGCTCGTAAGCATAATTCATTACAGATTTCATAAAGTTTCCGATGCGCTCATTACCGTTTATCTCGTCAAAGAACTGTTTCGGCGTTTTGCCTTTTGGAATTTCTAAATCACCGAAACAGTCTTTAATTGCTTTTGCCATATTATCGTTGCTAACGATAACCATAAAATCGTCAATCATACTTTCGATAATAGGTTTTGCTTCTGTCACGGAAACATTATCAAATAAAGTCTTTTTCATAAATTATACCTGACCGTTATTCTCTCCGCCTTGTGAGTTTTCGGATGGTGTAGGTGTAGCTTCCGTGATATACTCAATACTTATCGGCGGAGTGTCCTGCGTATCTATGCCGTAATTAGCCTGTAAGTCAAACGATATTTCCGTTTCGCCTTTGTCGTTTCTCGTTTCGTTAAGACCGCTTACATTCATAGCTTTATTGATAATTATTTGTCTCCACGAACCGTCGCCGAGTTTACCGAGAACATAAAAATCTTGATAATCACTTACGGGTACAACGCCTTGTTTTAAGGTTATAGTGTCTACACCCGTTTCGGAATTGCTGGTAATACCTGCAAAACCAAGTGCAAGTTTAACCTTTGCGCTATCAACTTCTTTCGTGTTAAAGGTCACAGTTCCCGTCCAACCGACAACCCTTTCAACACCTGCCGTGTTGTCAAGAACTCCGTCAAACTTTATAACCTGTTTAACCTGCGCTATCGTTACTTTAATGCCGCCAGTAGTCGCGCACAGCACATCGTTATCCTTATTAAAACTCGCGGAACTCGTAAATTTGTTTTTCAAAATCAAACCAGCTTCAAATTCAATGTTTTCAATCGTATCAGTTTTAACACCATTAGGAATATTCATTTTCTTATCTCCTTTATTTTATATTCTATAAATTGTAGCTAAAATGTTCACATAATAGCCTTTTATGTTTTCGTCGGCATCCGTTCTATCTTGAATAAACGGATTGCCACTCGTGAATTTTACTTTAATGCCGCTCCCGCTTATCGCAACAGCGTTATTTAACAATGCTTGTGATAGCAATTCTTTTTTAGCAAAAACTTTTGCTTGGCTTCCATAACTGAAAAGTGAAATCGGCTGTGCTGTTTGACTGCCGAAATCCCCCTCGAAAATGGAATACACGCAATACACCTTATCGCCAAAGGCTTCTACTTCTTCAAGTGTCGGGGCGGTATTCCTATATATCAATGGGTTTAAGTCATCGTCTTTATCAACATAATCCGACAAAAACTCATATAAAATTTGTTCGTAATTGTTAAAATTACTCATTTTGCCTCCCAAGATTGCGCTGCAAACAGTATGAATTGTGAATTAGCCTGTTCGGGCGGTATCGTGCCGTCATTAGTTATCTCGGCATACTCAGTTACACCGTTTTTCAGAAAATCAAACGCTATTTTGTCGCCTTTTTTTAACGGCGTACCGATAGGAACGCTTAACTTGTATTGTTTAGCAAGATTACCCCTTAACGCTTCGGTATTCTGCACCATATCGCTTGCAAGGGTTATAAGACCGCTAAATTCTGAGCCTAATTCCCACCTTGCCGTCCAACCACCGAAACCGTCAGGCACTCGCCTGTATTCAACAAAATTAAGTTTATTGTAATAATCTTCTAACATTATTCACTCCAAAAATCTACCGATATACTAACATTTTTTCCCTCTAAAATCTCTTTTGTTTGTTCTTCCATTTTAGAGAGTTTACTTTCAATCCCACGCTTCATAATGTATCTTGCGTGATGTCCGCCTTTTTGCGTTCCTGTGCCATACTCTAAATAAGGCGCATACTCAACGTTATTCGCAATAATCACCGTGTCTTTCGGCGCGCGCTGTGCCGATATATCGTCGGTTATCTTTGTTTTTTTCGGCTTGTCTGTGTTTACGGGCTTAGTCATTGCGCCATATGTTGGCGTTATAAATCCGAAAGCAGAAACATAACGTCCTGTGTCAACCGTAGGATGTCCCGTTATTTCGTCATTCTCTTCTGCCTTTTCTACGCACCCCTCAACGCCTAAAAGCCCTATTGCATATAAAGACTTTTCAATCGCTTTGTTAAGTTCGCTTAATACTTCTTTGGAATTATCTTCAATATCTACTTCTAACATTACCACATAACCTTTTTTGCGCCTAAAATATATTTACCTATATATTTTTTTATAGAACTGTTTATTTTGCTCTTAATTTGTTCCTCGGTAACAGTAGCGTATGTTACTGAATAATAACCCGAAACGCTTTCACTTGCAACTACTCTTTTTCCGACTTTTCCGTCCGTTGACGAATATAGTATATCTGCAATATCGCAAGCGCATTTTTTAAGTTGTGTTTGTGCCGTTAAATCCGCAAAAACTTGTCTATTAGAGCAAAAGGCAAGTTCATCACTTGCCCTTTCTCCATAGTATTCGTAAGAAGTAGCATCATTAAAGATTATACCTTTATATGTATTTTTGTAAAAGTCATAATCTGCTAACATATATACTCCTTATTAAACTTGTGTTTCAAAACTTACCACTTTTGTTTTGCCGATTTTTTCGCAAATAAAATTACTGTTAGTTTCCGCAACCGCTATATAATATCCGTTCGTTGCGGTAATATCACGCGTCCCATCCCATGTCGTCCAAGCCGTTAAGTTATTGCCAACAAGTTCGGGCAGGCTTGTAAAGTCGCTCTCCTGCACTCTGTATTTATACTTATTAGTACTTACTAATTTAGAAGGCGAAACGGTGATTTTAGTCGTTCCCGTTGAGCTTCCAGCCACCGAATTAACGGTTAGCGTTCCAGCGGAGGAAGCCTCTAAAAATTTACTACGCTAACAGAAACAGCGGAAGTTGCAACCGTAACAGAGCCTTTTGCCTTGCTATCGCCTTTCTTAACGGTGTAATTAGAAGTGGTACTGCCGAGTGACTTAAATACTGCTTGACCGCTTACATTAGTTTTCTTTTCTTGTCCGCCAAAGACAATTGTCGCACCACTTACTGCCGCGCTGGAAGAGTCAGTAACCGTGAATGTTACATCGTACGTAGTCGGAGCGCTCGCGGGCGAAACAAGCGCAAACGGTAAACGAGTAGCACCATCGGGATTGAGAATGTTGATAGGATTAGGCAGCTCCCAACCAAGTCGCATTGTGCATCTCATAGCAACGCTGTCTTGTTGTAGAAGGTTAAGGATAACTTTACCATCCGCATCGCTGAGAACACCGCTGTTAAATATTTCAAACTTGATATCCTGTCGAAGTGCATACACAGCCTGCTTAAAATCACCAACGATAAACTTAGCGAGAGTGTTATCCCAAGCACCGTTTGATGCGAAGTGACGAGGAAGGTTAGTAACCTCGCTGTTTGCCAAAGGCTGATTTGTTGTATCAAGAAACTCGTTTCTGAATGTCTTTTTTAATCCAACACCACCAAGCAAATCCGTAGGGTCAAAGCCATCTGCTTCAACTTCGCCCATTGCGTTTGAAATCTGTGTGTAAAGCGAGTCTGTTGACGGTGCAACCGCCCCACCCGTGTTAATAATTGATGTAATAAGCCCTTCTCTCCATTTTGCAGGCTTGTCTAAACCAAGAATAATTGCTTGGTCTATTTTCTGATACAGCCTTTCGATGATGCGAGGCTTGTATTGATCGAAAATATCATAATCGCTATCTTCAAGTACAGCAATGGGGATAGGAACTATAACAGCAAGTTCCTCTGCATATACCCTTTTTTTGTCCCACATCATTTTTGTTGTCTGTTTAAGCCCGGTATCTCCGCTAACCCAGTATGCATCGGGCAAACTGCCCAGTACTGGCACTTCCGTCTGACTTGAAGTCATATTCGGAAGTCTCGTCATTAAAGGAAGAATTGAACTCCCCTGTACTATGCCTTGAATAATATCATCTCTGATTTTTTGAGTAGTTTCAAGAACTCTTACATCGTTTCTTGTCGTAATATCATTATACGCCATTTCTAAATCTTACTCCTCTTATTTGTTCATTTAATTTTTCATAATCTGATTTAATGTCGCCTGAACCATTTCCTAACGGTACGGACGAATTTTTGAAAAAAGTCTGTTTCCCCTCATCGCTTGCAATGTATTGAGTATTTTCGGTTAAGTATTCGTCCATTGCCTTGTCAAAAGGCTTTTCTCCCGTTACTTTACCTTTAATCTCGCTTAATACAAACTTTTGAAATTCAGGCTTAACCTTTTTCGTTGACAGTTTCTCCATAAGTTCCCTGTCGGCTTTCTCTGCTTTTAGCGTTTCAAGTTCAGTTTTAATGGTATCGTAATCGGCATACTTGCTAATATCGTTCTTCGCTTTATAATCGTTGAACTTTCTTGCCAGCTCGTCGAACTTACCTCTCGCCACATAATCGCCCGAAGACAAGTCCGCAAGATTAATGCCTTTTTCGGCTATTCCTTTCGATAACTGCTCATAGGTAATCGCCGTGTTTCCGTCTTCTCCGAAAAACTGCCTCAAACCGTCAAAATCGCTCATTGTCAATTTACCTCCACAGCACCGATTTAATTTAATCGTCGGTTCTCTCCGACATTGTGCCAGCTTGTCGTTTATATGTCCACAAGCAAGACAGATTGAATAAAGGATACACCTTTTTTTTGACTTTGTCAATAACTTTTTGATTTTTCTCTCGTGTAGGATAAAATATTAAAAACAAAAACAGCCACCGTTTTATACGATGACTGTTAAAAAATTCGAGTAAAACCTATTTTAATAATCTCCCAAAAAATCTATTTCTATGCTACTATGCATATTCGTAGGTATAATTATCCTGTATCTATCACCCAGCTGATTTTTTAATTCAGCACAAAGTTTATGCATTTTGTCAAAATCACACTCCCAAAGAACAAAAACGTCTCTAAAATTATCTTCGGGTTTAATGTTATCTAAGATATTAACGCCGTTGTTCTTAAAAAAAGCGTACGTGGTTTTGTCGTTAAACACTACATCGGGTTTTTTTTGAAAATAAATATAATCAATACCCGAAACCTCCATCAACTTATTCAAATCTAAATCTTTGTAACACTTCATATTTTTTTACCCCCTTTATAAAAAGTGTTAAATTTTTTATAATTTTATATCCGCCGCCGCCCGTTTCCGTCAAGCTTATAGCCATTTTTCAAATCGTTGTATATTTCTATAATACGAGTTTTGCCAGCGTTGATATAAACAGTGTCCTCGCGCCTTCCATCTTCGTGGTATAGTTCCCGAATCTGCTCGCCCTTCCAGTCGTATGCGCCTGCATTTGAAGCCTCTATACTGTGATTACTAACCCGATAGTTCTGATTGTTGAGCGTAAAATAATAACTGTCGCTGCTTCCGCTCTGACTAATTCCGTTAAGACGGCAGAACTCATCTATTTCGTCCATTTTCTGCGCAAACTCTCTCGCTTTACTTTTTGAAGGTTTCCATTTATACATTGCCATATATCCTCCATTAAAATTCAATCTTCATTTATATGTAATGTCGCGCCGTAACACAAAGGATTTGCATCCCCGATACCGAAAACTATCTTATCCCAACTTGCTCTATCTCCGTTGTAATATACACTCTTTAATGATTTACAATTACTAAACGCCTGAGCATATATACTCGTTACACTGTTTCCTATCGTTACACTCGTTAATGACGTGCATACAGCGAACGCACCACGACCTATACTCGTTACACTGTTGGGGATAGTTACACTCGTTAATGACGTACATACAGCGAACGCACCATCACCTATTCTCGTTACGGGCTTACCATCGTATTCTTGTGGAATAACGACCGTCGGGACATCGTCGCTACTAACCAATGTGTATCCGTTTCTTTCTTCGTTTAATTCAAATTTCATTTAATTTCCCTCCGTTAATTTTTTAATTTATTAAAATTCAATGAAATTATTTTTTATGTTCGGGCGAAACCCGTTTTTATAAGCAACGTTCAAATAAACGCGTCTTATCGTTCCGTTCGTCCAAAGTTTCAGCCACGCCGACGCGCCGTTTATCGTAAACTTTTCGGCTTTTTCTTCAAGTTCCGAAAGGTCAATGTTCTCAATAGCTGCGATAACTTCCGATACGTTTTTATACTCGTCACTATCGGGCTGACCAGCGAAGATTTCCAATTCTTTTTGTAATTTTTCTAAAAGTTCTTGTTTCATTTCCTCTTTCCCCTGTCGCGCCTCCCTTTCGGTGAGGTCTTATCAACTTTGTACTTATATTATAGCACATAAGAATAATATTGTCAATAAGTTTTTGAAAGTTTTTTAATTTTTTTAATAAAAATAGGAAGCCTTATAAATAAGACTTCCAGCAGACTTTAATTTCTTAAAGTTCTTTCCGTTTACTTTTCTTTTATAAACTCAATCATTGTACATCGGCACTGGATGACTTGCTCGGGCGGCGCACCCATTGATATATCGCCAGGAAACATAACCTTTGAGCCGTCTGGCAAAGTGAAGGGTTCATTTAATGGCACTTCTACGCCGTTCATTGCAAGGTGGTCTTCACGAACTCTACCGTCAGTTGTTGCTTGCCAACGCTTATAAATCGTAAACCCAAGCCGTTCCCCCTCTGCTCCAACGTCCATTTTTGCGCTATTAACAACGCGCATCGTCTCAGTTCGTGCTATTCTCACGCTATCTTTTAGGCTCTTTTCGGAAACGTTCTTAAAACGCCGTGCTATTTTGTTAATGCCCTCGCCTTTCAAAAGCCCTTGCATTAGTTCGCCTTTCATTTTATTGCGTATTCCGACTTTATCGTAAAGGCTACTAATCATATTAAAAGGATTTTCTTCTTCGGTGAGTATCTTTTTGACTGCTCCGTGGTCGATTAAAGAAAAACCAAGATTTTTTGCCGTTTCGTTATAATTCAATTCATAGACATTGAGCATTTCGCCGTTAATCATCTTTTGAGCCGTTTTATTTGCATTATACGCCGTGTCCGCTAACTGCTCCGATAATTTATTAAGTCGGTCGTACTTCGCCATTAAGCCCATTTTCTGCGCCAAAGACATATCGGGGTTCATTTCGATTTTTGCAAGAACGGCGGCGGCTTCTGTTTTTAATTCTTGATAGGCTTTTGTATAAACGGTTTTTATTTTATTCTCCAACGCTTTAAGCATTGCATCGGTTTTATCCATTTATTAAACCTCTGTCGGTGTTTCGGGTATTGTAAACTCGCTTGCTTCTTCTACCTTTTGTCTCGCCGTCTGTTCATCTTCGTTATACCATTTCATACGATATTCGTATTTCGACATAACGCCTGAATTTACGTCCGTAAGGTCTTTTGCTCTTTCCGTTTCTTCGTCAATTATAATACTATCGTCAAACTTTATCGTGATTTCCGCTCGCGTATCAACCGTTTCCGATGTAAATGTGTTAATTGCATATAACATAGTTTTGACAAGGTTCCTTAGAACATCTTCAATCAATATCTCGTGTTTTCTAAGATTTCGGAACATATCACTGTTAACTGATATTACTTGTAATTGATTACTATAAACATTACCGTTTTCTAACTTGAAGTGCTCTGTTCCCAACCCGCACTTGTATCCGAAAAGACTTAGGTGATTTTGTAAAGCCGTAATATGCGCTTCAACTCTTAATTCTGACGTTACGTCAGTTATAATTTGCTTACCGTCTGCATTTGACGGTAAATAATAATTAACAACGTCATTACTATCAAATACGTCCGTTTCTTCGCCGTTTTTATTAACAAACCACTCCTCTGCATTGACAAATATTCTTTTCCTACCTAATATAAATTCGTTTGCGTAACTGTCGAATACAAGGTCTATCTCTTTTAAGCTATCAATAGCGTTGGCGAATATTGATATTCCGAGCGGACTGTTAATACCGACATTATTCGCAATGTTTGGCTTAATAATGAAAAACCACGGAATAGAGTTCTGCGTATCGAATACCGTATGGTCTTGTTCGTCAAAAGTTAAATTATCTCCATCGCCTTTACAAGCGATATTGTGTATTTCATAATTGCCTAATTCGTTCTTTAAGTGGATTGATATATAGGTTTTATTACTATTCACATTTATGAAAGCGCATTCCGTAATTTCCTCATCCTCGAAAGTGATAGGTCTAATTTTTGTACCATTTACAAACTTAACTTTAACTTTTGATTTTGATAAATCGGCAAGTTCTCCACGCTCGTTTATACCGATATTATCTACGACCACCATGAAAGCGCCTATACCAAGCGCAAACGACTTTTCTATACCTTCGTTACCTTTTTGCCAGAACTTACAATCTTCCAAAGCCTTATGTATGACTTCCTGACTGTGAGCGTCACCAACTGTTATATCGGTTTTCTCGTTCAGTAAAAGGTTTGCCCAATCTTCGCATACACGCTTTGCCATATTCAAGGTTAAACGTTTCATTTGCACAAACTTTTTCCCATTATAGATAGAATAATTGTGAAAACTCTTAACATCTCCCGTGTACCATTCAAGCCAGTTATCTATATAACTGCTCATATCGTATAATTTATCAGTGTTAGTTACTTTCTTAATAATTTCAGTAGCGTTCATTTATTTTACCTCGTTAAATTTGTTAAATCTCTGTAAAAAGGTTCTATTGAGTACTCGAAGCAGTCCATTGTATCTACGTCCGTGCTTCCGTCATCTAATCTTGTATCAATATGCTTACTATCCCACAATGCTTCGCATAAAGCATTTTTAACCGTCTGTGCCTCGTTGCCTACTCTTAAACGGTCTTGTGCTATGAATTGATTAACAAGTCTTATTCGGGAGATTATAGGCATTTTTAAGGCGTTACGGATATTTATCGGTAAATGCTGTTCAATCGCAACTCTTTTTAAGCCCCTAATAAGTATCTGCTCCGCACTGTCGCAATACACCGTAAAAGGTTTATTAAGTAAAGTGTAACACCTTTTTACAAATAATGCAAACTTTTCGTTTAATTGTTCGGGGTTAAGTTCTTCTGCGTGCCGTTCCGATATTAACGGTATAACTTCTTTTAAGCCCCTTGTAAAGCCCGTGCAACAGAAAGTAGTTGCAGAGCCCGTTCCCCCAAAGTCAACGCCTATATTCGCTATTATTACGTTATTACTTGCGGTTTTTGTATCAATATCGTACTTTTCGGGCGTATCTGCATATTGACGGTAAATAATGCCCTCAGCTACGCACCTTTGACCTAAAATATCTCGCCTATACCATATACTGTTTTTGTCATATTGACTTTCAATCTCCTCAAACCTTTCAGGCGTTACCGATAAATTGTCTTTAATGGTAAAATGTTCGTAATTATAACCGCCCACAAACTCGTATTTGTATTTATCTATGTAATTTTCATAAATTTTATGTTTAGGGGCAGACGGGTTCAAGTCCCACAAGATTTTAGGTTCTAAACTTGCAACTTGCCTACCGAACGCAACCTTAATAAAAGACGTTTCAGAATTGTCATCATCATAATGTTGATTGATTTCTGTTGCTATCCATAAGCCATAAGAGTTACCTAATATCTTTTTATAACTGTCCGCCTTTCCGCCGCCCGCAAAAACTACAATCTTTTCGCCTGTCTTTGTTTGGATAAATAACGCTTCGTTGTCTTTGTATTTTCCCCACCTGCAACGCCCTCTGAAAAGGTGTTCAAGCCCAAAGCCGTTACAATCTCCGATATTCATTTTAGCGTTGGCTATCGTGCTACCGCTTGCAAGGTGTATTTTGTCGGGGCAAGTTTCTAAATATCCGCACGCTATAATACAGTGGTCTATTGTCTTTCCGCTTCTAATCGCACCCTCTGCCACGCTCATACGAGATATAAACGCTTTTTCGATATATTTTTTATGCTTGTCGGAAAAAGGTTTCCACTTAATCGTCTGTGTTTTTTTCATTTAAGCAAAACCTCGAAAACTTGCAAATAAAAGTCAAAAAGTTCTTTATCGTTTTCAAACGAGAATTGCTCCATTTTAGGATTTTCATTAAGATTGCTTGAAGTTTCAAGAACATACCAATTTTGCTTAGTTCGCATAAGCACGATTTTTGAGTGATTATCGTAAAACTTTAATTCCCAACCATTATTTTCGCAAATTTCACAAATATAATCAAAATAACGATATTCTTTACCGTTATAAATCATTTTCTCATCGACTTTTTTCTGTGTTGAACTCGTAACAAAATGGCACTTGCCGAGTTTTCTTGCCGAATAAAGAGCGTTTAATTCATTGATGTGATTTTTACCAATGCGAAAGGTGGAAACATACATTTCCTCAATTCTCTCGACTTCGGCTATCCATTTTATAAACGCAAGACAACTCCACCCACCGCCCACACTTATTGCTTTTATAACTTCATTTTTTGACGGCGGTGTTTTGCAAATTGCCGATAACTGCCCGACTTCATTTTGAAGATTGAAAAAATGGCGTTCCTTGCTTTTCATCTTTTTTGCAAGTCCGCAAATATCGACTTCGTTATACTTTTTTTCATCGACTTCAAAATTAAAGTCAAAATTCCAATCCAGCTCACTCATCGTCGCCACCCCTCAACATCTCCGCAAGTCCTGTCAAGTCCTCAATCTCTCTATCTTCCCCGAACTGCGAACTTATCTTCTGGGTTTCCGCCCTTAATAAATTGATTTCTTCTTTTAATTTCGCAATTTCGAGGTCTTTTTTCTTATCCTCGCCGAGCAAGTCAATCATCATTTGTAAGGCTTTAATATCTCCGCTGCTCGCTTTCTTAATCAATGGCAAGACTAAAAGCGTTCGGTTCGTTGCTTCCTCGTCTAAACCCAACGCCTGCAATGCTTTTTTGTTCTTTTCATCGACCTCTTTATCCGCCCAAGTTTTCAAGTATTCGGCAATCGTTTTCTTCTGTCTACGGACTTCTACGCTTTTGCGACCGCCTTTCTTCGCTTCTTCTTGACTTAACTTGTACTCGCAAGGTCTTAGGTTTTTGTCTTGCTTTCTTGCCAAATAATCACCTCAAATCAAGCCCCATTCGGCGAACTTTTCAAATCCACCTACTGACTTAATATATTCTCTTGCTATTTCTACAATTTCACTGTAAGGCTTTCCGTCTATTTCGTTATCTCCGATAGCGCAGGATAATTCAACCGTCTTTCCCGTATTCTGCGCCTTTAACCACGCATAAATATTTACGCTAACATCTGCTTTTGAAAGGTCTTTACCGTGCAAACCGCCGCCCGTTACCGACTGTCCCATATCCGAGCCAAGTTTCCTATTCGTTGCCCCTGTATCAACGTCCGTTCCGCCCGTCCAATCACCCAACGGATTTATAATTGCACTTGGATAATCTTCCAATAAGTCATATTTATTTGCATTACTTTGACAAATAATAATCTTCCAATTCTCAACATCAAGAACATATTTACCGTCAGTTGGGTAACGAGCATAAATCTCTTTTGCAACCTTGCTTAATCTTTTTTCTTCCGAAGAAAGTGGCACACCTTTGAATATCCCATTATCTCCACATCTTATTCCTTGACTTTGGTTGCCCGCAAGGTGACGGTCTTGTTTCACACTTATAATTTCTGTTGGAATTGGTTGTTGTGCAATTCTTTCTACTATGTTTCTTATTTGTGTTTGGCTTTCTAAATCATTAAAATAAATACTGCTTTCAATTATAATTAAACACTTTTTATGTCCAATAAGCACCTCAACCGCTACTTTTGGATTTTCTTCCTTTGTATATGCAAGGTCTACTATTGCCCCTGCTATTCTATCTGCTATTTTGTCAGGGTGCGCCATTGAAACTTTTTCAAACATTTACTTTTACCGCCTTTTTACCTGTTAGTTTTTCATATCTTTTGATTATAACATCGCAGTATTTTGGGTCAAGTTCTGACATATAACATTTACGGTTTAATTGTTCGCAAGCAATAAGGGTGCTACCGCTACCGCCAAATAAATCAAGGACTTTGTCGTTTTTCTTTGTCGCATTTAACAATATTTCCGCCAATAATTCAACAGGCTTCATTGTCGGATGTTCTTTACTTTTTGTCGGACGGTCAAATTCCCAAACGCTTGTGTTTTTATATTTGCCTTTTGCATAAAATTTATGAGTTTTATTCCACCCATATAAAAAAGGCTCGTGTTGATAATTATAATCAGCACGGTTTAACACAATCGACTGTTTTTTCCAAATCAATTCGTGTTTTACTTGCCATCCAGCTTTCATCATCATCATCATCATCATCATCATATGAGTTCCGCCTTGTGGCATAAAACAATATACGCTACAACAATCTTCTGCATTTTCTCTTGCATTCTCAAACGCAGGAAGCCACAACTTTTCTCCGCATTCTTCATCGGTTGAAAAATTGTCATTCATTATTTTTCTTTCGTTATCGTGTCCGTCTGTATAATCAACATTATAAGGTGGGTCGGTTAAAAATAAATCCGCCTTTTGTCCGTCCATCAGTCTTTCAACCGTTGCCTTGTCCGTGCTATCAGCACAAATTAAACGGTGGTCGCCTAATTGCCAAATATCGCCAAGTTTACAAATCGGCTCGGCTTCTTCGTCAACTTCGGGAACTTCGTCCTCTATAATCTCTTTTTCTTCTTCAATTTCGGGTATTCCCCAATCCAAATCAAAACCGCTAAAATCGAGGTCGGCTATCTCTTCGGCTAAAAGGTCAAAATCCCACTCCGCTTTTTCGTTTGTTTTATTGTCTAAAAGGCGGTATTTTCGTTTCTGCTCATCGGTTAAACCGCTTACTCTTAATACGCCGTCAACTTCCTTTTCGCCGTTTTTCTTCAAAGCCTTTAATCGCGTATGACCGCATAATATGACGTTGTTTTCGTCAATTATTATCGGTGTGATATAGCCTACTTCTTTTATGCTTTCCGCTACGTCAGGTACGGCGTTATCGTTTTTACGAGGGTTTTTCTCATATGGAATTATGTCTTCAATTTTTAGTGTTATATATTCTTTAATCATTTTTCAACCTCATAAACAAAACTTTTAACCGTATATCCATAAACTACAATATCGCCTTTGTCATTTCGATTGACTTTTACTCCGAATGCTTTTTTAACCGCCTCTTTCGGCGAATTTGCCTCGATTTTAATAGGCTCGGCGAAAGGCTTTGTTATATCACTTATTGTATATTGTGTCATTTCCTTTCCCCTGTTTAGCCTCATTATACGCTTTATTTATAATAAATTCAAGTACCGAAGTCGGCTTCAAAAATAAAACATTCGACAAATAATCTATCTGTTCGATAGTACGTTTACCAAATGAATATGTTTTCATTATTCCGTCTTTTTTAGGCATTTTATATTCTCCACTTAAACCATTGTAAACGAAAAGTATTTACTTTGTCAAGACTTTTTACTCACCTACAACAAAATCAACTCTTTCTCCTAAAATAAAAGGACTATCGGTTCTTCTACGATAGTCCCTAAGAGATTGACCGAGAGATGTATTGATTGGTTACAAGCATTAGGTAAACTTATTCGTTCTGTTTGGAGAAGCACAACCCTCAACATCTCACAGTCCAATTTTAACATATATAAAAGTAGTTGTCAAGTTTTTTTCATTTATTATATGGTCTTTATAGTAATTCATTATTCTAATTCTATCCCGTGGTAATCGGCAAGTCCTTTTATTCTATCTAATGCGAAATTTGCACAATCAATTTCTCCTAAGTCGAATAAAGCATTATCATTACTACCCACTTGTAAGTTCTTTTTTCTTAATTGTCCAAAGTAATCAAAACGATCAACAAGTGTACTTTTTAATTCACCCAATATCTCCTTTGCCGTTTGTTTGCGGATTAACTCTTTATATTCGCTAATATCGGCATATTCTTCATTTATTGTTTTTTCTATTTTTGCTATCTGTTCTTTTATTGTCATTTTAGTTCTCCTTTATATTGTTTCGTCTTCAACAAATTTACAGTCAATAGGTTCACAGCTAAACGTTTTATTTTCAAACATTTCCAAACAGTCAAGTATTCCTTGTCCAAATTCAAGAGCCAAATTATACGTCTCTGCATCTCGCCACGTGTACATTTTTCTTGTCTCAATTTTTCGGCATAAAAAACTGCCCGTTTTTTCTTCATACTCTAAAACATCGCACGGAACATCAAATATCTTACAGTAGCCGATGTTTTTATAACAAACTTTAACTTGTATTGCCCTTTTTGTTGGCGCACCCGAAATATATATCTCTCCCCCTTTATATTTATGCGGCGTTTCTATATACTCCATATATTTATATCTTTGCGCTTGCCATTCTATATAGTTTTTATACTCAATTTTACTGATTTTCATTTATTATTCTTCCCTTGATAATGCTGAGATTCCGAATGAAAACTTAAAAAGTTTTCAAGCCTTCTTTGATTTACAATTTTTTTTTCGTTGTACCCCACAAATGCGTCATCGATTATTTCGATATAATTTTTATTTCTTATCAAAGTGTTCCCTCGAAAACCAACCTTAAAAGAAAAGTCGTGTGCAAGACAAAACTTGATAACCTTCTTGATTGAGCATTTTAAGTTATATCTCGTGTCTTCGGTTTCATATCTCCCATCATCCTTATATAAGTGTATTCTTTTATGTTTAGCAGTAGTCATATCATACCTCCAATTTATTTTGTACTTTAATTATATCATATGATTTTTTTATTGTCAATAATATTTTTAATATTT